CAATTTTGAAGTTAACTTATCGTAACTAGGAGTTGCTATTTTTATTATTTCTTTTTTAGGTTCTTCTTTTTTATTAGAAATATCTTTTATTGGTAGATTTAAAGCTTTATCTTTTACAAATTTATCTTTGTCATTTTTAAGATTAATAATAGGGGAGATAGTAGGGATATTCTCTTTTTTAGATTCAAGAATTTTATTTTTATCTATTTCTATATTTACTTCTGGAGAAAATGCATCATTTAACTTTGTATCTCTTATTGGCTTTATACCTATAACGTCATTTATTTTTTCTTTAGTTTTTATATATTGGCTTTGAGAATTTGTAGTATCTCTAAGCGGTACTCCAACTTGAGAAGCTAAACCATCTATTTTTTCTTTAGTTTTTTGATACATCATGTCATAAGCTTCTGTTATTTCTTCTATACTATTTCCTAAAGGTTTGTATACTAAATCTTTTATAGCATGTGGATCTCCATTTTTGGCTTTCAATTCAATTCTCTCTCCATATTCTTTCCAATACTCTTGTTTTTTTTGTTCGTTTTTAATAAAAAGTTTTTTCCTTTTTTCTTCTTCTTCCTTTGTTTCAGGTCTCATCTGCCAAATTTTATTATTATTTTCTATTATCTCAGATTCAAGATTGTTTTGTTTAATAGACTTATTAGTCATAAAATATGAACCTATATTTTTACCTATTTCTGCGGTTTTTCCTACTACTTTAAGTCCCCATATTACAGGTTCTAATAATGTTGCTAAATCAGATACTAAATCTATTGTTGTATTTAGATACCCTATAACCGTATCAAAAAATGCTTGAACATTTTCTTTGGAAAATGTATCACTGTCTGTTAATTCAATAATTTTTCCAGTTAAATTTTCAATGAGACTTGTTATAGCTGGTGCAGCTGCTTCTCCTATATGTAGTTTCAAATTATCCCAAGCACTAGCTAAAGCTTTTATTTTATATTCAGGTGTATTCTCTTGAAGTTTATTAAACTCTTCAGTAGCTCCTTTAGAATTGTATATTGAGTTAGCTAATGTTTCAAAACTTTCTTTAGATGTTCCTAAGAGTGAAGTTATAATTCTCATCTGTTCAGAGCCAAAAATAGTAGTTAAAATATAGTTCCTTTGTTCATCAGTCATTCTAGCTAATATTGGTCTCATTTCTTCCACAATTTTTCTTAATCCTTTAAATTTACCTTGACTATCATATAACTTTAAATTTATAACTTTTAAAGCTTTATCTATATCAGGTGTAGACTTAGCAAGTCTTGTATAAACTGCTGCTAAGTTTCTTCCTGCTTGTCCTGATTTTGTACCATTGTTAGCAAGAGTTCCTAATAATATATTTACTTCTTCCATACTTTCAAAACTTCTTGAAGTGGATGCAACATATTTATATGCTTCACCTAGTCCAGCTATATCAGTGTTAGCATTATTCGCTGTTGCTACCATAACATCCATAAGTCTGTCTGCGTCTTCTAAAGCTAAGCCAAAAGCTGAAATATTATCTGTTAGTATATCTGATGTACTAGCTAAATCCTGCCCTGATGCAATAGACATTTTTAAAAGTTTGGGTGTCATTTCCAGTACTTCATTTGTTTTCATTCCAGCCATAGCTTGATAATATTGAGCTTCTGCAACTTCTTGAGCAGTAAAAGGCATAGTTTTTCCAAGCTCTAAAACTTGTGATTTTAATTTTGCTGTATCTTCAATGGAGGCTCTCATTATTCCTCTATTTCTTGTTATTGCTGCATCTAATTTAGCATATCCTGTATAGGCATCTTTTACAAAATCAAATACAGCCATAACTCCTTTAAAGGCTCCAAATCCTATTGCTAAGTTTTTTAAATTTTCAAAACTACTTTTTATACAATCAGCAGTTTCTTTTACAGCTCCTTTTGCACTTATTGCATTTTTGGAAAAAGATCCTAATTCTTTACTAGCTGATTTTATTTTTGAAGAAAACTTATCTTTTAATTCAAGAGTTGCACTTAATACATGTTCCAAATTTTCACCTCCAATAAAAAAGAGGAGCTTTTATACTCCTCTTAGTGTTTGATTAAATATATTTTCTAAATTCTTCTATCATATGCTCAAAGTATCTAAAATTTGGAATTTCTTTATTACAATACTTTGCTTTTTCATGAACCCAGTATCCATTTTGTTCTGTTTTCAAGTTGTATTTATTAGAAATGATACCTATCTTTTGAGCAGATACTCCTAATATCTTTGCTATTTGAGTGGCAGTTATAGTCTTAGCTTCCACTTCTGGTGGTGGAATTAACTCTCTACCTGTTAAAACTTTTGTTGCTTCTGACACTAATATTTCTTTATATCTTTCACTTTTTGAGAATGGTATTAAAGATTTTAACATTTTAGCCATTCTTACATTTGCATTTTTTTCCATTATTTCAAGTCTTTTATCTTTATCTATACTTGATTTAAGTTCTTTAAGTTTGAAATATCCCTTAACTAATTGTCTTTGTATTTGCCAAGATAAATCATCATCAAATGCTTTGTTTAGCATTAAATAACCACTTTCTGTAAATAAAATCATTTCTTTCATTGCTGGAGCAAATGCCCATAAATCTTTTAAGGTCGCTGAAAGCGACTTTGGAATTTCATTTCTTTTAATTACATAAAAATCTTCTCCTTCAATCATCTTATCTCTATTTCTATTAAATTGTTCATTAATTCTTTTAACTTCTCTATTATGAACTTTTGCTATATCCCAAGCAGTTACTACTCTTTCTTTTTTATATTCTTTTATTCCAAGTTCTACATTATTTATTTTTACTAATTTATTTTCCATTTTTATTCACCTTACCTCTTTTCTTTTGATATTTCATACCTTGTCCAAAACCAAACATAAAAGCTGTTCCTATCATTTCAAAAATACCTTTTGAATTATCTCTAATATTATTAAGTTGCTCAGTTGTCATATCATAATGAGTTGTTAAGTGTTTTCTACTTTCTTTAATTACCTTTTCCATATTTGCATACATAAAAAAATACCTCCATTTTAATTTTTTAGTTGCCAAAATAGAGGTATGCAGTGTATAATATTTACATACCAATACTTTGGTGGAGAGATAGATTGTAAGTTTCTCAGGCTTGTGTAATCTATCTCTTTTATTTTTCTTTCAAATAGTTTATTCCATCTCTTACACCTTCTACAATAGTTTTATTTTTCCTATTGCAGTAATCTTCTAAAATCTTATTAGTTTCTTCATCAATTCTAACTGTCAATTTTATTGATTTTGGCTTTAAAGATTTAGGTCTCCCTATCTTTTTTTTGTCATCCATTTTTCACACTCCTTTCTGACGACAACAATATTATAAATTGTTGACGACAAAAAGTCAAGAGAAATTTTTAAATTTTACTTTTTTCTCTTTTAAAGTTATAATCCAATATAGGAGAGGGGGCTCAAATATTGAATTAGGAAAGGAGGGGTAAACTATATGGACTTTTTATATTTTGATTTAAACTATTTAAAACAAAATGACATTGTAGAAGCTATAATAGAAGGAACTGAATGTAATGTCATTTTATTAAATAGTGTTAATTTCTCTAATTATAAAAATAATAGAGAATACCATTATTATGGTGGGCATTGTAAACAATCTCCTGCTGTAATAACTATACCACATTATGACCACTGGTATCTAGTTATTGACAGTGGAAATGTTAAAGTAAGTGTTTCTGTAATAGAAGCCTAATAATTATTAAAAGAGGAGTTACTCCTCTTTTATTTTATATCCATATTTTAATTTACTAATAACTTCAAGTTTTTCATTTACCATTATATAGCCAATATTCTTTCCTTGTGGGTCAGTTATAAAAACTCCCACTCCTTTTAATGTTTCACTTTTCATATGTCCTCCTTAAAAAGAAAAAGAGAGTTAAAAACTCTCTTAATCTCTAAACTTATTTTTTTCAATTAGTATTTCCTACTATTATAGCAAGTCCAACTATACTAAATACAACTAAAGCAGTAATTCCCATAGATTTAAAATAACCTAATCTTTCAGTCCATCTATAATATTTCCCTGCATACACTATTATAAGAATAATTATAATTAAACCTATCATTTAGAACTACCACCTTTCAACTTTTTTCTTATTATACTTTTATAATGCTATTAAGTCAACTCATTTCATCAATTAAAATTCTATAAAAAAAATATAATTCACTTTTTGATAAAGTTTGAAGTTCACGGAGAGGATAACCTCTTAATATATATTTAGAAATTGTGAAAGTTATCCAATCCGTTTTTATTAGTTTTTTATATCATCATCTATAACAGAAATAAATTTGCTTATAGTTCCAGCTTGAGATATATCTGATTTTTCTAAAATAGTTTTAGCTAAAGAGTAAATAGTTGAAAATGATAAAATTTTCTCCACCACATCTGTTGGATTCATATTACATTTTAATTCATCTATTAGTTTGTCATCTCTAAAAATAGAGCAAGAATTGTAAATAACTTCAACATCTGAATCTTGTTTATTTTCTAAGATTATATCTAAATAATCCTTACGACTAATAGTTTCACATTCTATTTCTCTATCTAATTCTTTTACTAAAACTTTAAATTTTTTCTTTTTTTCTCTTTCTTTTCCTGCTTTCAATAAATCTTCAATGGTCGCTAACATTTTATCCTCCTATTTTATATCATTTTCATATTTCAAATCTTCTGGAGTAAATCCAAATGGATACTCTTCCTCAACAATTTCTCCTCTAGTAATGTTGATTAAATCTATTGAGTTAAACCAAACATTATCAAGAGAAATTCTTTCTTCTTGTTTTCCTGGTGTATCCGGATCAGATAGATTAGTAACTATTCTAACTCTAACATCTCTACCCTTTAACAATTTTTGAAGTATCTTTTTACCTCTTGAGTATACTTTTTCAAGTGTAACACTTCCCTCACCTTTTAAAGCTACAATTTTACTATCCACAGATAGCCCTAATTGTACATCTTTTCTGTCAGCTGTTACTTTTGCATTTACTTTTGTAAATTCAGCTATTTTTTCATTATCTATCCAAAGAGTCCCGTGAGCACCAGCAATGGTATGATAGCCTCTTATATTTGTATCTGCCATTTTTACCTCCTATCACATCTTTATAACCAAGCTAAGATTTGCCATAGTATCTGCAAATCTAACATCACCAGTTAAAAATACATCATCACCAGATGGATATTTTAAGATTTCCATTTCTGTCATTTCCTCTGGGTCTTTTCCATCTAAAATAATTAATCTTTTTTGTGCTTCTAAGTCTATTTCAATCTTATTATCATAGTCTCCAGATAAAACATTTGGAGCCATTTCTATTTTATTATTGTAGTCATTTATGTAAATTCCTAACCAATAATTTTTAAATGTATCTCTTATGTCATCTGTTATAAAGCACATTCCCTCAACTATTTTGATTTTTCTTGTATCTTTCTTCCAAGTGCTATCAAAAGTAGTTTTTGAGTTTACTCCATAATTGACTCTAACCTTTTCATCATCATTGTATAAAGAGAATTTACCAAGTTTTGGCTCAAAATAATCTACTTCTTTTAAATCACTCATTACAAAGTTATCTGCTGACCTATTTAAAGGCATTCCTGCTATAAGTCCAGCTATTGCTGCTGTATATTCTTGTGCTGTAAAATCTCCATATATAGATTTATAAGTTCCTGTATTTCCAAGCTCCACTATTGCAACATGATCTATATTATTAGCAAAGCTAGATACATATTTGACTGTTTTCCCTATTGCACCATCATTTCCAAATACTTCTTTAACCCAAGTTACGAGCTTTTGGTCATCTGCTTGCTCTGCTCCTGGATAAGCTAACCAGTGCATTTTTCTTTCTTTAAATTCACCTAGAACATCATCTATATTTTCTCCTGTTTGCAACACTCTTATTAAAACTTTTTTAGCTCCATAGTGCATCGCTAATTTAATGTACTTGGCATTTTTAGCATCCCATTCTTTCTCTTTTAAATCTGCTATAGTTTTTAGAGTATTCCATTTAACAGTTTTCTTAGTATCTTTTAATATTAAGCAAACTATACCTCTCTCACTTCTTTGAATAGCAGTTGTTGCAAGAGTTTTAATTTGTCCTACTTCATTTCCCATTAATTGCTACCTCCTTCTTTAAATCTTAATTCTAAATCATTCATTAACTCATAATCATAAGGTTTTCCATATAAATCATATAGACTTAATGTAAATACATAATGCCCAACTCTATCTACAATTTTTATATCTGTATTTCTTAAAGTTAGGAATCTATCTAGTACATGTAAAACCTTTTTACCTTCTATTTCCAAAGCATCATCTAAGTTTTCTAAATTCTCTAATATCTCAGCGTTAGTTAGCTTTCCATTAGTTTTTGGATAATAGATAATATCAATATCTATAGTTTTTAGCTCTCTATATTCAGAGTTAAATTCTTTTTTATAGCTAATTAAATCTATATAAAAACAAGGTTTTTTGACATTATCTATATCCTCACTATATGGGTTTACCTTTAGTTTTTCAGAAATAATCTTATTTAATGCATTCCTTATATCCACCCATTTCATTTTTTTATCAATCCTCCATAAAAATTTTTTAAATCTTTATAGAATTTAATTTGTCTCATAGCTACTGCTGTTCTAAGCATAAATCTACCTCTGACAAATTTTGTTTTACTTCTTCCTGCTCTATGACCATACTCGACATGATTAGCATAATTAGTCATATTAAATACTATTTGAGAAAACGTATTTCCAGTTAATCTTTTTCCATTTTCTCTTTGCCAAGCATTTTTTAAAGTACTAGTATTGACAGGTGTTAATTCCTTAGCATCTTTTTTTAAATCCTCAGCTTGTAACATCAAAAATTTTCCAGTAGCTTGTGGAGCTTTTTCTTTTATTTCTATAAGAATTTTATCGAACTCTTTAAATCCTTTAAGCTCCATAATCTACCTCATTTTCAGAAACTTCAGTTAGGACTATTTCTTTATGTTTTATGATGTTATAAGCCAAAGGTTTAGAAGCTTTGAACATATAAATAGCTCCATCTGCTTTTCTTGTAATTTTCAACAAATCATTTTGCTTTATATCTACATTTAAGCCTACAAATAGTTTATATTCTTGTGAACTGCTATTAAGTGGCTCAGGTGTAACACTTCTCAACCATTTCTGAGAAAGTCTGCAAGGAATATCTTTTAATATTTCTCTTTGTTCTTCATATGCTCCGCCGTATTCATCTGTAACTACAACAGAACGAATAACTGTAACTCTATCATTATGTAATTTATCTAATATACTCATACAGTACCAACCTTTCTAAACCTAAATAATTGGCTTTTTAAAGATAGAAATATTTCATCAGTTGTGTTATTAGATGTGTTATATTCTATTGTCGTATCTCCTTCAGTAACTTTAGAAATATTACCTTGTAAGTTCGTTTCTTCAATGGTCTTTAATGCTAAATGCTCTGCAAATGCTTCTATAAGCTCAAGTGGAAAATCATCTCTATTCATAAAGTTTAAAGCTTTTCTAACTAAAATTGTTACTCGAATTTTCAAAATAGCTTCGTTGCTAACATCGGTTAATTCTTTCACTTTTTCAATTATTTTGTTGTAAATTTCTTCCATATCTAACCTCCTGATATGAAAAAAAGCACTTAGAATTTAATTTCTAGGTGCTTTATAAATTATGCTTCTGATACTGTTATTTCAGGCTTCTTTGTTGTAAGTAACAATATTTTACTGTCATTTTTGATATATAAGCCATAATGTTGGTCTATATTAACCTTAGTTGCCTTATGGTCAATATCTCTTGCTTTTTCAACTTGTGGACTTCTTTTTAATAATAAGCCAATAGCACCAGCTTCAATAATTGGGTTTGTCACTTCATTAGCTTTAACTAATGCTGGATTAGATGTAACAACTAATTGAATGCCACAAAGTTCTCCAATAACTCCTGTCATCATTAAAGGTTTACCAGCAATATCTTTTAAAGCTAGGAAATTTTTATCTTTTCTAAGTTCTGCATATTGGTCAGGTGTTATGAATATAACTCTAGGGTTATCTATTTTTTCTCCAAATTTAGTTAAAGCATCTGCTAAAACATCATAAGATAATTTAATAGATTTTCTATTGTATTTTAATTTTGCCTTTTTAATTTCATCTAATACATCAGAGTCTATTTTTCTAGCAACAGATACTGTTAATTGAGAAACTCCTTCTCCCAAAGGATCTCCATATCCAGATAATAGTGCCTCATCTGAAAAATGTACCCCCTTAGCTATCTTTTTGATTGTTACTTCTGTTTTAGATGTTGTTAGATTTTCATAGGGAACAGCTCCTAACTCTTCAACATCTTCAGCTATTCCAAGTAAGCCCCATTTAGGAATAGTTAATACATTCCCTGGAACTCCTTCTAATTTATTATTGATATCAACAAGTGGTCCAAATACCAATTTGTGAGGTAATTCTTGTCTTATCATATCTTCTAATACTTCTGGTATTATTAAATGTTCTACTTTTGTTTCTCCTGCCATATTATTCTCCTTTCAATTCATCATATAATTTTTTATTTGTATTGAATAATTCTGTTCTTTCAGACAAAGTCATTTTTGAAAATTCCTCTTTTGTATATTTCTTGTCTTCACTTCCACCATTCATAGCTCCTGGTACTCCACTAGCACCAAGTCCTTTTACATATTCACCCATTACTTCTGCAAAACCTTTTACAGATGCTTCTATTTCTTCTTCATTAGCTCCAGATATTCTATCTAAAAATTTATCTGGCATTTTATACTTTGCTAAAGTAGTTCTTTTGATTTCATCTGTCTTTATTTTTAAAA